AAACCGTGACTGTCTTTTGCTTGGGTACAGCACGCTTCACCGGCGCTACTTTAGCGGGTGTCTTGCTGGGGGTTTTCTTTGTTGTAGCCATACAACATCCTATTACTTATCCTGCTTGGAGTCAAGTTTGTCAAAGATTTGGCGCAGGATGTCTTTGATCTCTTTGATGTCGGCTTTGTAGTCATCCTTCTGGACATAGTCTCTGAGGATTTGCTCGCGCATAGAGGCCACATCGTCCTCCAGTTTTTGGATTTTGCGAGTAACCTGATTGAACACAAACACGGCCAAGAACGCGGCAATGCCCACGACGAAGTTAAATATTTGTTGGTTGTCCATGGTCGTACTTTAATTAGAGGTAACCGTTTGATAGACCTATAGTAATACCAGTTCGTGTCGTCAGTACAGGTGAGCCTGAAGAGCTTGAAGATATTTCTACAGTGTACGTGGCAGTCATTTGCTCGGCTGGGTTTCTATAGATAGTGATTTCTCTACCCGAGTTTAACTGAAGCCAACCCGTAGAAGCAGTAGAGACAGAAGCTGCATAAAAGCCGTCTGTTGCTGTTCGTGTAAACCGAATCCAGTAGTTTGATCCTATACCGCTAATTGCTGGATTGCCCCAAGTCTCGCCAAGTGAGGCATATCCGTATAAGAAATCATAACTATCCATGGTTCCATTGGCATTCCATCGAATACCGGCACCAGCTGCATCTCCGAAGTTATAGAACACGCCATCAATAAAATAACCATTACCAAAGCCGCCGGAGTAGGCCACGGTGAAATTTGACTTACCAAAACCACTGGACATGCTAATAGCTCCGCTAGACGCAACCCCAAAAAGCGCCCGAACTGCTGAATCGCCAAGCCCAATAGTGGCCGTAGCCGACCGTCCCAGTTCAGTATTGACCTGAGACAGAGATATGGAATTACCGGAGGCGGGCAGCGTCATGGATTACGGTGCGGCTGTTGGCGCAGCGGGCTCTTCAACGACAGGAGCCCAAGGCATTGGAGTCTCGGAGATTGGAGTCGCTTTTTCAGCAATTTGCTTTGCAATCATGCCGTTTACATGCTCTTCGTAGCTACCAACCACAACCGCTTGAATCCAGCCAAGAACAGTTGCCTCAGTCAACTCAGCAAGGGGGATGAATGTAGAGCCTTCAGGCATTGTTGTCGTGGTGAATGGCGTAGCGCCAGAAAACTCACCGGTGTTACCAGCGGAGTCGGTACCAGTCTTTTTCCAGTAAGTCTGAACAACGGCGTTTTCGTTGCTGCCTTCGGTGCGGGTCTTCAGGCTTGTGACGGCCCATGTATAGGTAATGGTCATGGTTAATCTCCAATGAGTTTGTTGATGAGGGATTCTAACTGGGCTACGCGATTTCGTAAATCGACGACTTCTTGGTTTTGTTCTTTCATGGCTTCAATAAGAAGTCCTGATATGTTTCCATAGTCCACCGCCAACAACTCGGTTGTTTCGCCTGTTGTTGGATTAGTGTCTGATACCGAACGCACCACTTCTGGCAACACGGTTTCGGTTTCTTGCGCGATGACACCTACACGGCGTTCAGGATTGCCAATTTTGTTGTAGTAGACACCGCGTAAACGTAAGGTCTTATCCAGAGCAGAGTCAATAGTTACGACGTTTTCTTTAAGGCGAACATCTGAATACGCAGTGACGTTACCGCTAGCAACAACATTACCACTCGAGTCAATCGTAACTACATTAGACCCGCCGCTATTGCGAAAATTCCACCCACTAAGTGACTGCGAATACCATTGATTAGCATGGTATTGAATCTTGCCGCTGAACTCGCCATCCCAGCTATCAGAATTAGAACGCCAAGACCCGATTGTTCTTAAAGAAGTTATGCTGTTTGGGTTTAAGTAGTACCCGGTGTCGTTCTGGTCATAGAAAATTGGCGCACGCATGTCGTCACGACAACGAATTGATCCAGACAAAGCAGCTAAGAATGAGCCATTTTCTAAGATCAAAGCACCGTGTGTATTAAGATTACCTGCAGTACCCCCCGCGTTAGGGTGTGACCAAGCAATACCATACAAATTACCAGTTGTTTCACCACTAGCAGGTAACTTATAAGCGTCCCCCATAGCAAACACGCCTTGATAGCGGTATGAGCTATAAACACCTACAACAGAATGACCGTAGTTATTATCTAGGTACAGAAAATTATTAGTACGAACAGTACCGATTCGGTTAAGTTCGGAAGTATTATTTGGGTCTAAATAGAAACCAGTATTGTCGTAGTCGTAGAAAATAGGTGAACGAGCAGAAGAACCACCATAAAGAATACCCGAGAAAAATGCCAAAAACTGGCTACCATCGTATCCTACATAAGCAAATTGATTGCTGCCCGTGGAGTGGTGATGGAATCGAACATACGATTGATTATCATTATTATTTGAGTCAACTCGAAGATTAATATCGTTAAACGAATTAATCGACATGCTGTCGCTGTATGAACCATTAATATCGGTACTAAAAATACCATGTTCTTCTTGGTTGTACGTGGCATTCCAATCAAACGTTATCCTTGCAATTCTATGAAGCTGCGAAGAATATGTACCATAGCCTTGAGCATACCCTTTATTGGTATCTACCCCTAAATAGCTAACATTTGTTACTGTTGTGTTAAGTCTGGATGTGCTATTAGGGTCTGTATAGTAACCCGTGTCTTGATTATCATAAAAAATATTAGCACGAATATCACTTGTGTTGATATTACTCCCGCCATTAACTTGAATCTGTGCGTTAAAGTAGAAGTTACTGCGATCGGTATAAATATGCGCATGACCGCCGTTAGCTGGGCCAAACTCAATGTAGCCATAAGGTGTAGTATTGCGCATACCCCAACTACCACCATGGATATAATAACCGCCATCACCAAAGTCTATTTGAGATTGGCGACTTCGACCTGCGGGGTCGGTGAAGTATCCAGTGTTGTCACTGTCATAGAAGAGCGGTGCTCTGATAGACCCACTATAGACATAACCGCCGGTACTTCCAGCTTGTGCCATTAACACAAGCGGATGATTGGACATCATTCCAATTTTTCCAACACCATTACCAGTGTGTGAAAACATGGTAGTGATAATTCCATCATTGGCACAGCGAACATCAAGTCTTGCATGAGGGCCACCGCCTACGTTTAGGCGAGAACCCCATCCGCCATCGTCCGAACCGTAGCTATTGCCAATACCAACAAACCCTGCAAAAGAACCTGACGTAGCAGAAGCGGGGTCTGTGTAATACGCAGTATTGTTACTGTCGTAGAAAACTGGGGCGGAGACGGAGGCCTCAGCAGTAACAGAATAAAATCTGTTGGTTGGGTTAATAGTCCCGCCGATTGTGCCAAATGATGTGGCTAAAGAAATGTCCCAGTTATCGTCTATGACAGAAGCGCTAGCATTTGCATAGCCCCCCATAAAGTCAGTTACTGCAATTACTGGATGATTCCAAGTACCGCTGGTTTCGCCAATCCAGACGCAGTCATAAGAGCCGTCATTTCCCAGTCGGACAGTTCTTGAAGCGGCGTTGTTACTACCAAAAAACGAAGCGGCGATTTGGTAAGCACCTGCTGAGTATGAGTAGTTTCCGATCTGATACTCAGAGATACTGTTCCCACTGTAATCGTAAATCTTTACAGTCATCATCCACATCATGTCGTTAGCGCGGAAAGGCAAACGAATCTTGAACGCACCCGTGACTGTGTTGTTATAAGAAGCGGACGCCCCTTTCGGTATTGCCCTAACAACATTACGATCAGTCGTAGTGCCGGTAACGACTACGCTCTGCGCATGCACCAAGTTTAAATTTGAAGTGTTGTTTGAATCTACGTAGTAGCTTGTGTTGTCACTATCATAGTAAACTGGAGCTCGCATATCCCCGGTAGCTAACACCCGACCATAATCAGAGTCCAAAAATACTCTGGTGTTCCCATTGGAGGCAACATACAAACCCCAAGCAGAACCACCTGTGTAACCTGCAGCTCCACCCGCAACACTGGCGTATGTGAAACCAATACCATACATGTTGTTTAGACCGGAGGACGTTGGGTAGTACGATCCGCCAATGGTGTAAATCGCTCCTGATGTAGCTGTTGTCTCAGACGATGCGTAGTTACCACTTAAGTAGCCCGTGCCTGCGCTTCTACGAACAATGGCTCCGTTCATACTGATGTTGCCTGCGAACACCGCTGAAGTCGAAGTATTGTTTGGGTCTACATAGAAAGTCGTGTCGTTGCTGTCGTAGAAAATCGGTGCGCGAACATCAGTAGCAACAGTCATACTGCCGCTAGTGTTTAGAGTTGTTCTTAATCCGGCATTACCTGCTGGTACAAATTCAATTGGGCCGGGGTCATTCCAAAGATACAAACTTTGGTTGGTCACGCCGTTGGCGGTGGCTCTGTTTTTAATTAGATACCCATTACCAGCACCAGATGCACTCAACTGAAGATACGCGTAACTACCACCGGCGTCAGTGTTTGTTATGTGTTGCCATACAGCAGAAGCCGCTCCAGTTTGGGTATTTCCATTTGAATTTGAAACCCAAGAGCCAATGTTTGAGCTACTAGCTGGATTTACGTAATATCCCGTATTGTCTGAATCGTAGAAAATTGGTGCGCGAACATCTACACTATTGGTTGCAGACGAACCAGAAGGCATAGCGTAGCTGGTGTAGTTAGTTTCATCGAGTAAAATTTTCCAAGACGTCCACACATTGCCTGCTTGATTCACAGATCGAACGCGAAGACTTGTCCCGCCGTAATTAGTCCCGTGACCCATATAAAGCTGAAAGTTACCGCCGGGGTCAGACGGTATTCTTCCCATAACACTTAACACAACACCATATTGTGGCCACCCTTCAGCAGCGGAAACAAATGAGGTCTCTATTCCAGAGTTGTAGCCAGTTGGCAGGGTTGCGTTGTTCCATTGATAATTAGGAACTCTGTCAATCCACTTAGAATACCCAGTAACGTTGATCCCCCAAGTACCGCTTGCACCTGTACCAGTCAGCGTTGGGCTGTAAGAGTTGTAGTTACCTGCGTGGAGAATTGTATTGCCGCCGGGGCCTTTAAGAGAATCAGCCGCGCCGCTATGTTGCAGGTACAAAGTTTCAATTGCCGTACCCGCTGCGTTATAAAACTCAAGCTCATTCGTACTGTTAAGTGTTAAAAACTTCCCAGTGCCGCCTGCGTCTACAATTCTAGACTGTGGGTACGAGCTGTAGTTTCCTGCATGTAAAAGACGATTTCCAGATAGAGACAACTGATAAGCGCCGTCTCGCACCAAAGTGGTTTCTGTGCCAAATAAAATACCGTTCGCTGGAACTGATCCGGCGTACGAATCACTTACCTGAATTCCATTAAATTTACCGTTTTGCGCATTGCCTGAATTGGTCAAGAAATTAAAGGCGGAGTTTGACCTTAAGTAGGTGCTGCCGCCAAAATAGGTGTTGCCGCCGCCAAGAGTAAGATCACCACTAAGCGTTCCGCCACTCAACGCCAAATAAGTACTAGCCGCCGATGCAGTAGTCAGATAGGGACTCAGCGCAGCGCTTGTGATGTACCCGCTTGGGTTGCTGTTGTTGTATGGCGTAAAGCCCAAAGCAGTTGTCACCATGCCGGATGTGATGCCGGTGATGTAGCCTGATGGATTGCTGCTGTTGTACGGTGTGTAGCCCAGAGCCGTGGTCACCATCGTGCTGGTGATGCCGGTGATGTAGCCACTTGGGTTACTGTTGTTGTATGGCGTAAAGCCCAGAGCAGTCGTGACATCTGACGAGGACAACGTGATTGCGCCAGTGCGGGTGTTGAAGCTTGTTACACCGCCGACGATATTAATCACACCAGTGGCTGAGTCATAAGAGCCTGCACCAGTGACAGAGATCGCACCACGAGCGCCAGCCGCATTGACATAACCACTGGGGTTTGTTGCGTTGTAAGGTGTGAAGCCAAGCGCTGTTGTAACCATCCCAGACGTAATACCTGAGATATAGCCGCTAGGGTTTGTCGCGTTGTAGGGTGTGAAGCCCAACGCTGTTGTGACGTTACCGCTTGTCAGCGCTTGCCATGATGTAGCCGTGCCGTCGGTCTGCAGAAACTTACCAGCGTTGCTTGTCTGTGAAGGCAAGAAGCTGGCTTTAACTGCTGCGGTCAAAGAGCCGCGAACTGTGTCAACGCTCAAATACTGAGGATGATCGTCGTCAGACAAACCGGACAAGTTACCGTGGTCGGTAACAATAGAAGCAGCAGTGCCTGCCGCTGCAATAGAGCGGATGTCTGTAATAGACACGAGGCTTGCGTGGACTGCGTTGGTACAGCTATCAGCGCACTGGAAAATCAGTTTATACAGCGGACGGAACTCAACCGATGGGAAACCGGGGAGCTGTAGTGCTGTGAAATCAACTGCTTCTGCAGCGCTCTGCAGATCACTCTCAGCTTGACCGATGATGGCAATGACTGGGTAAGTCAGGTTGTTTGTCGCCAGAATCCAAGTGGTCGAGTACTTGTTGTTTGCAACATCAGCTGTTGACCACACGCCGCCAGAGTAGGCGTTGTACTGTGGACGCGATGTACCTTGCTTGAGCGGGTAGTCAGTCGGAGCGTCAATCACCCACGCTGTGCCTGACAAATACAGAACTGGAATGCGAGCTGGGCTTGTGAGGTCTTGTTCCCACGTACCGGCTGTTGGCGTGTTCGTCGCAGTGACGATGATCTTCATGTCTTCGTCGAAGAACGTACCGCCTTCGATGGTCAGCTGCGCGTGTGAGTTTGAACTGCCGTTGCCGCCGAGGACGTAGCCGCTTGCGCTGAAACCACTGGCCAAAGCCGCGCCGCGTGTGCGGTGCAGGTACTCGTGAGTCTGCCAGTCCAGAACGACGCCATGGCGCTCGTCACCGAAGTAAGGAGCTGTACCAGTTGTAGCGTTCCAGTAAACGTAGGCCGTCGGGGCTTCTTCAGCAAATGTGAAGTAACCAGCCTTGGCAGCTAGCGCACCAGTGGAGTCGAAGTAAATCGAGTACATCCCCGTTGTGTTGGGGATGACAACCGTCTGCGCTGAGCTGACGACAACCTTTTTGCCTTTGCACCAGACAGTGAAACTGCTGGCGGTCGGCGCGATTGTGAACGTGCGCGTAGAAGCGTTAAAGCTTATGGTCGATGTTGTCCTATCCTCATGGCCCATTGGTTCGCCGGTAACACCGGAGACTTCCGCAAGGTTCGTGAAGTTAGCGTCGACTTCTGCGTTTGTAAGAGGCGAGCCCTTACCTAGCCGCGTGACTATATCAACCATACACCACTACTCCTTATTAGCTGACTGTGATCGCCCAAGTGATGCTCATCGCATCGTCAGCACCTTTATTAACCACAGCAAAAACAGTGCGGCACAACATCGTGCCAGCAGAAGCGTCGTTGAAAACACCGGCTTCAACAACAGCGCCGGTACCTGTACCGGGAGGGAAGCTTGCAACGTAAGTCACAACAGCGCCAGAAGAAGTAGCAGATGTCAAAGCAACGCGGCCTAAAGCAGCGCCCAATGTTGTATCGCTCGTCGAAGCGGCTGTACTGCTAGAACCGACGGCCATGTGGCTCATTGTCGTTGGCGTACCAACCATGCGGGAAGCGATGAAGGTTTTACCAGTTGCCACAACAAGGTTTTTAATCTCGCGGCGGTCTTTAATCTGGCCGTCTGCACCTGTGATTTCGACGACTACGTCGCCAGTGATTTTGAGTTGGTCGTTTAACATGGAGGCTCCTATGAAAATGTGCGGGATACACCGACGTAGTCTTCTGCGAAGTATGACAGATCGCAGTAGTTTTGGGAAGACAAAAAGCCAGCGCTGCCCAAAGATATTGAATCCGCCTTGTTTGCATTCCACGCACGGCTGGAAGAATCATTGACGAACGTTACGTTTGTAACATACTTAACAGTCTGATACGTGATACCGTCTGCCAAATCAGCGGCGTCATTCATTGCAAAACCATCGTTAATGACGCGGCCAATTATTGTATTATGGACGTCCGTGGTAGTGACAAAATGCGCCAAAGCCTTGTCAGCACTCATAACCGTCGAATCGACGTGACTAAACGTATCTGTCAACCGACTGTTTACAACCTTCGTTAAACTGTCCGCAAACGAGAAAGAATCGACGTTTGATTTAGTCAGGTGCGTAGTCGCAAAATCTGTACTGCCGAAAGAACTTGCTAGGGGGCGAGTAAACGCATACGAGGTAGCGTCGGTCGTTGTGAAGGTGTTCGCGAGGGCCTTACCAGTATTTCTTGATACAGCATCGGTCTGGCTAAAACTTGTAGACAAGCTTTTCGTTGAAGATTTCAGTACGGTATCTGGAACAGCTACAGAATGAAAATTAGCCTTGGTCAAGGCCGTAGTTGTGAAATCAGTACTGCCAAAGGAGCTAAAAAGCGGTTTCTGGGCTGTAAATGACGTGGCGTCCGTCGTACCAAACGTGTTAGCTAGTGGGCGAGCAAATGTATAACTCAGCGCCTCAACAGGCTCCGTTGTGTCAGTGAACGTGCGGATGTATTCCAGTGTGCGGATGATGAAGTCTGGAACTGATATCTCGTCCGTTTTTGCTAGGCTTGTATCTTTCGCTGTGATGTAGTCGTCTTGCCCGAACGTATCATTAAGGGTTTTCCCTACTACGCGGAACGTAGCGTCCGTAACAAAGATTTCTTCGGGGAAATACTGAAAGCGGCCAGACGTATCAAGATACGCCCCAGACGCCATAAAGATGTAGTTCAAATTCGCAACAGGCACAACCGCAGTAACAACTGCGTTGGCTATGGATACGGAACTTGCTGCGGCTAAAAGGGCAGCCGAAGTCTCGGCTACCGGCGCTACGATGACGACGCTTGCCCTTGCTCTCGTAACAGCTGTCTCAGCCGTAAGAGCAGTTCTGACAACCGTCACGCCCATTAGAAGTCCTCGCGCAGCTTAAACTTCAACAAGTCGTAAACGGTTTGGACTGTGGTGTCAGCAAAGGTAATCTGAATCTCGCCCTCGTAGTCACCAGCCTCACCCAACAACATAGCAGGAGCTGAGGCGGGGTAGAAAGCCACTTGGCCGTTAGGGCCATCAGTGATGGAGCCGGTAACGGTAGCGGTCAGGTCGGTTGCACCGACTGCACGAAATTTAAGCAGTACAGTCGCGCCTGTGAGCGCAATAGCGTTACCGGTGATCTCATCAGTAATGTTGCAGACCAAGGCTGGCTTGGTATCCCCTTGAACCAGTTTAATTTTCTCGGCCATGATTTACCTCAGACTTTAGGCGCAACGCCTGTTGTACCGGCCATTTCAGTGGTCAAAGCAGCTTGGAAAGCACCGTAGTGAGCCTGTGCACGCTGAGCGTTACCAGCGTACTCGCTGTCCTTAGTGTAGGCGCGGTACAAGATGTAGTCGGCCAACACGTTGCCGTAGATGTCAGGCAAGCTGATATTACCTGTCACAGCGCTGTATACAGCCCCGTCAGCGGGTTCTGTGATGTCGGCTGGATAGGCAGAGTACACAATCTCCACGGAAGCGCCTGAAGCGGCTGCTGGAGGGTAGACGTAGAACACCTTGGGGTCGCGAGGATCGTACATGTAGTGCAGAATCTCAGTCAAACCAGTCAGGTTGTACCAGTTAGGGCTCTGTGTGTCCAAGATGTTGCGAACGGTCATGCGAACAGAACGCTTTGTGCCACCTGTGTTGCGAATCACATCAATCAGCTTAGAGCCGTTAGTTGGGATTGCCTGCTTCGCTCCAGCAACAAGGGCTACAGTAGCATTTGTCACCATGGAATCTGGGCGGTACAAGACCACTTCACGCTGGCCGTCGTTCAAATAACGAACAAGCTCAGCCACAGGCCAACGAACGGACGTGTTGTCCTGCATTGTCTCAACGACACGGCGGATGATTGATTGGGCTGCAATGGTCATGATTTACCTCAAGCAAAGGGGCGGGCACGAACTCGCATTGAACCGCGGATGGAGCCGTAGTTTCCATCAATGCGAGCACTATTGGTTTGTCTAGCTGCGGAGTCAAGCAAATACTTGGCCTGCGCAAAGTTTGTAAAGGGTTGATCGGGAATCTGCATCGCACGGGCGATGGCCATCGAAGTGACAGCGTCAGACCACATGTTAAACAGATCGTCATCCAACTGCGTAGCGGTCATCGCTGGACGCAAATTGACGTTTACCACGACGGGATATCGACCATCGGGTGGGGGTGACAGCTTAAGCGTTAGAACATTGTCTGTACGGTCTGTGTAGAAGCCGCGGGGTTTAGCATTAGCTGTCGGCAGATCGTTGCGGATCGCTTCGAACAAACCGGGGGAGAGTTCTTTACCATCAACGGCTACGCTCATCACACGATCAATGTCGTGGTTTGCAGTAGGCGGGTCTAAGTCGTATTGAGAAATACCAACAACAGTCCTGAACGAGTCAAGATTTTGGCGCAGCGCGAGCGAACTTTCGCAGAAGTCAATGGCTGCGCTGACCAAAACTTGATCGACCAAG